AGTAGGTGTTATCATTGTCCAGTTGTAGGTTATAAACATTTTCAAACCAATTCAATGGATTCCAATTGCTTGATATCTTTTTAATTTTTGTCTGTCCCTTTTCTGTGATTATGGTGTCACCAACTTTCAGTTCACTGATGTCTTTTAGATCTTCGTGATCGTGGAACCAATTGTCCCAGGTCTCTGGATCCCACCATCGCTTGTATGGTTTGATCGCTTTCCAACCCTCAGTTGTTTTGAAAGGGTGCTCCGCCGTTGCAAAAAACTTGCCATCATTGATGCTGTATTTTTTTCTGAAATGCAAGAATGGTTTATAAACTTTTTTAACCTTGTTCTTGCCTTTAGAACCTTTGATCTCATCACCAACCTGTACATCTTTGATGCACTTGTATTCACCGTTGGCTAATTTAATCTGTGTATCACCTGCAAAACAACACATTAGATATTCTCCATTTCAAAATGATAAAAAGGTTTTTTGTAAGCACCAAATTCAGGTAGGAGTCCTTTTACCTTGAATCCTAACCATTCCAACCACTTGATGTGTTCAGTATGTTCTTTGCTCACGAAATTAAAAAGTTTTTTGTATCTTGGTTTTATGTCTATGATTACTTTCTTACATTCCAATAAAAATTCTCTTCTGAGATGAGGATATCTTTCAATCCAATCACTCATCAACAACCAAGGCTGTCCAATATCATCTTTTCCTGCCACACCAAACATTCCTTCAGGTATTCCATCAATCACAATGGTATAACTTTCAAGACTTGCGTTGCAGGTTGTTTTCAATCCTTCTTTATTGTCTAGGTCAGTCATCCATCTAATTGTGTTTGTGTCTTCTGGTCTCAATTTGTTGGCCACACTTTCAATGTCAGGCGCTATCGCCTCTCTGAAATAACCTTCTATCGCTGTATGGATGCCTTGTTTTTTCCTAATCATCAATCACCAACTTTCTAAATTTTCTACCATATGGTTTGTATCCAAGTCTTTCATAAAACTTTTCTATCTTTGGATTTTCATCCAAAAACTGATAGTCCAATCTAACTTCACTGGCACCAATCTGTTTGGCCCATTGGTAAACTGCTTTGTATAACTTTATTCCTGCTGATGTGCCCCTGTGTCCTGGATACACATATGTCACGATGTCTTGGACAAAATGTTGCCAATTGTAATTGTATTGACCCACTGAAACAGCGATGCCACCAATCAACTCATCTGCCTCAAAGGCAAGGAATACTTTGAACATTGGATTTTTTATGCTGTTCAAATATAAATTTCTTACCCTGTCAGGATCGTATGGTAAGTGGTATTGAGATTCCTTGTGAGATTCTCTGCCCATTTCAATACAATCTTGTAGATCTCGTCTTTCAAATTCTCTAATAATCAATTGTTCTCTCCCAATTTTCTGATGTTTGTGTGAAACCATTTTTAAGCAAGAAAGACATATTGTCTTTGCCCAACAAGAATAGGTCACTGGACAATTTAATTTCTGTTATGTTTTCTTGTTTTGCAAAATTATAGACCGCATTCAACAATGCTTGGAATGCCTCAGCACTTCTGTATTCTGGTTTGATGTGACACACAATGACCTCAATGAAAGGTTGTTTTTGCCATAAGGTCTGTGTCAATGCACCCAGTATGAAACCTATCAATTCTCCATCTCTAACCAATGCCCATTTGTGCATCGCTGGACTGACGAACAACATTTTACACTTGTCATAGAAATCTGTCTTGTCAAAATCAACAACATTCAAACCTCTCTCGTGTACCGCTTGTAGTCCTAATTCTATTCCTTGTGTGACATATTTTTTTGTGTCAGTAATTTTAATAACTGTGAACATTATGCTCTCCCCCATTTCATATCTTTTACTATTGATGCAGAATACTGCATACCTTCATCGTCAGGAAAATGTAATTTCTGTGATGCTGGATTTGTCTTTCTCCCATTTACTCTCTCAAAGTCTGCGAACATACTGGCAACAATGATTTGTATCGTGGATGTTGTTTCTTCTTCACGGATTTGGTATCCTGTTATCTTGCCATCAAATAGAGTGAACACATCATCTGATGTGAAAGCATAATCATCATCCAACAATGCTCTGTAGATAACCACCCTCGTGTTGATGTAATCATCGTTCAATAAAAGAGCCAGAGTGGTTGTGTCCACTGCCGTGAATGTCATTATCAGTTGATTTATTCTTATATCTGAAGATTCTGCAACCTGTGAGAATTGTAAAAATTGTCCTTGTGCTAGGTATGTGTTTGCACCAGAGTCAGGCGCTGATGCTGAATCAAATGTGATGTTTATGGGTGCAGTAGTTAGATACCTTGGTGTTGATAGATGTAATTCTATAAGGTCTGCACCAAATAATTTTCTGCCTTCAAATTCTGTTTGTTGGCTTGATCCTAAACCTCTAGTCATTAAATCTCCTCGTTCAATACTACTTCATATTTAAATGTTCCGTCTGCCTGTGTGATATATTTCAAAACATCAGTATCAAGGAACACCGTGAAAGGTACATTATCATAAGTGACCGTTTGACCACCGCCAGTCAATGCAGTTGTTAGACCTGGTGATATGTTCAATTGATCATATGTAGATCCATCAAGATTGCAATCTTCAGTGACCATATAGACCTTGTTGTGATTTGAAAACTTGACAAGATCACCTTTTAATAAAGTGCCTGTGCCTCCTGATACTGGTATTGTTTTAGACCCCGCCGCAAGGCTAAGAAGTGGTGAAGTTGAAGTGACATTCTGTACCGTTATTGTTCCTGATGCTGTGCCTCTAGATGAACTGACAACTGGTGGTGTCACCACAAATGATTCTGCTTGACCCAATTGTTTCATAAAGAATGAATAATCTGCCATCGCCTGTGCCCTTGTGAGAGCGGGTGATTTCAATTTAAAACTGAAAAATTGTCCACCTGTTTGTATTCTCTGCGTGACACCAGAAACTGATGTTGTCACTCTTGTGTTTGTGATAGATTGGAAATCTACCGTTTGATATCCTGCTGATACTGTGAATGTTCCTGACATTATGCTGTTAAACTCCTTTTACCTCTTTCTGCAAGACCTCTATTGATCAATCCAATAATAAGTTCTTGTCTTGTTTCTAATAGTTCATTGAAATCACTTGCGTCCAGTGTGTTGATGTTGAATGTGATGTTCATATTTTCTGTCGTATTACCTTGGCTCGTGTCTGCACTCATTCCCAATTCATTGTTTGGTACTATGGTGCCTGATGAGTTTGGAACGAATATCTCTGGTCCCCTCTCACCAACGATGATTGGTGCATTGGCGCCAACTGGACCACCATTTGCAAAGAATGGCAAGCCAAAGCCACCACCAAATGCCGCAAGTAATGTCCTCAATGCCAATTCTGTTTTCAATTCTTTGTTGATGTTTTTTTGACCTCTTCTGATGTTTTCTAATTTTTCTCTTATAATATCAAAAACAAAAATTTGTAAACCTAATTGTATGATACCTGATATCAATTGTTTCACAATTTGTTGTGCCAATTGTCCCAGTGATTCTGATAAACTTTTTGCTCCCAGTATCGCATCTGCGAAGGCATCACCAACACCTCTTTTGAATGTGTTGAAAGTGCCTATCAGCAGATTCACTGCCTCGTTGACAGGACTAAATTTTTCAAGCATATCACTGAAAGTTTCTACAAATGCTTCTTTGAAATCTTTCACCGTGAATGTTAATTTTTTGAACATTGACTCCTGCGTCATTCCAGGAGGTATAGTGTCGTTGATTGCTTTCTCTGTTTTCTTCAGGGCAATGATTTCAGCCTCTAGTGCTTTGATGTATTGCAAAGCCGCTTTTGTGTTCTTGCCAAGTGCCGCTGGATTTTCTTCCAGTGTCTGCATCATTTCAGCAAGTTTTACTTCTGCTGTTTTACTTTCATCACCCAGTTTGCTAAATTTTTTTCTTAATGCTTCTGCTTCAGCCTGCATCTCTAATGAATTCTGTCTTAAATTTTTTGCCGCCTCGTCAAAATTTAGTGCTTCTAAAAAACCTGCAAGTTTTTGTTTTTGTCGTGCTATGAAATCTGTTAGGTCTGCAAATATGCCAACAACTTTGTCCGCCACACCTGAGATAGCGGCAACAATTAATTTGCCTTTTATACCTAATGCAAGGAAACCAATAACACCAAGTGTTTTGATTATGCCAGGCAATCCGTTTGTGGCCCTAACGATGTTGTTGAATGCGTTTGTTAGGAAATCTGTGACTGGTTGTAGTGCATCAAGTATTTGTGCTGAACCAATCAATACCAATTTTGCTTGTAGCACAATGGCTTCACCAAAACCCTGTGCGGCTTTTTGAATGTTTTCAAAGTTTTTTGTGAGTGCTTTGTCTAAAACACTTACCACTGCCTTCAGTGTGTCAAAAGGACCTGAATCTGATACCGTTCTCTTGATGTTGAAGAACTTGTCCCCAACCATTGATGCCAAACCATCAAATGTGTTCGCCATCGCCACCGCCGCATTACCAAAGGTACCATCTGGTCCAAATGTTTTGTTGAATGCTTCCTGTGTTTCTTCAACGGTGACTTTGACACCATCTTTGAAACCTAACAATGATTTGATACCTCTTTCTCTCAATAGGTCAGCGGCTGATATACCACCTGACAATGCTCTCTGGATCTGTTCTCCTGCCGTCCTAAAGTCAAGACCTGATATGGCCGCTACATTGGCAGTCAATTGCAAGTTCTCTCTTAATTGTTCTGCGTCCTTTGAAACAACAGCCAAGTTACCTGAAGCGGCCGCAATCTCTTCTAGTGAGAATGGTACCGTTCCTGCAAATTCAGTAAGTGTGTCAAATGCCTTGGCACCTTCTTCAGCAGAATTGAATAGGAACTTGAATCTTAATTGCAAGTTCTCAACTTGTCTGCCAACTCCCACAATGCTCTTTGCGAATTTACCTATTCCTATCGCCGCGAAGGCCGCCCCTGCTAGTCGTAGGGCACCTCCAAGGTCAATCGTAGACTTGGTTGTTCTTCCTAATGATCTGTTAAGGTTGTCAATCTGTCTCTGACCATTTACCTTAACATCAATGTTTAGCGGTGTGTTTGCCACCTTTGTTTCTCCTCATCGTCTTCCTGGCTTCTTCGTTTTCCCAAACCAGGTATTCGTGCCAATACTCCAGTTCCAATGTTGACAATTCCATAATCTCTGACAAACTTTTTTTTAGTTTATCAGCCAGGGTGAGCAGGAACCTCAACTCAACATTGCCTCTTACTCCTTTGAGATAATTTCCTTACTCAATTCAGCGGCGTTGTTGATTGCACTCGCAACTTTTACAATTACTTGTGGATCTGCTTCGTTAAGAAGTGTGATCCTGTCAGCATCTGCGAAAAGTCTCTTACCATCTTGGTCAAGTGCTTTGCTTATGATAGACTCTACCAATGCTTCAACAATGTTTCCTGATTGTTGCATTGATATAATCTTGCTCTCAGTCTTGAATGAATATGTCTTTCTATAGTACACATCCAATTTCCATTCTGGAACATTTGTTTTTAATAACTCACCACCAATTGCTGTTTTGTAATGGTCTGTTATGTTTTTTGTATTAATTGTCATTATCTTATTCTCCTGTTCTTGTGACGGTTAATGACCTCCCTGATGGATTGTCGTGAGAATCCTCTAGGGGCCTGTTTTGAATATCCCTCGTCAAGCCTTTGGATATACGGAACTGTGTTCTTAACTTCAAAGCCTTGGCTCTGTTTGTTAAGGTTCCATCCTCGTCTTGCACGACCAGTTTTCTTTGGAGTCTTTCTTTTTAATGTTTTAAAAAGATCCTGGGATATTGAGCCAACCAATTGATTTACAGATTTTTCTAAACCATTGATTGCTTTAGTCGTATTAAATCTGACATTAACAGATAGCATCCGTATTACACATCCGCTTTAGTTAATGCACCAGATCCTTGGAATGTTATTGAAGCCTCAACCATACCATCGTGATTAGATGTGATTGAATGCCCTGTTATGATAACATTTCCAGATAGTTTTACACCAGTTGAAGTGCCTGATGGATACAATTCAATAGCCGCCGCATTATTTCCAATTGCCGCGAACAAAGAATCTTGTCCCATATCGTCGTCAATCAGGTATAAGTCAGCAGAGCCAGAAAATTGTGTAAGTCCACCCAGGTAAGTTCTACCTGTAGTCCCCATCACCGTAGATTCAATCGCTTGTGTTTCTTGATCTACCGTGAAGTTTCTCACAGCCGCAACTAATTGAACTGCTGAACTATTGTCAGAGAACTTGATTGCACCAGATTCTCCAGTATAACTTGAAGTCAAATTATTCGCCATTGCTTTACTCCTCTATTATGTTTATGTTTAAATCTTCTGGGTCTGGAAGATCCGTTGTTTGTCTTACAATAGGATCTGCCTTCAAAGTGGCACGAGGCCGTCTTGTTCTTGCAGGTTTCACTATTGGTTGCGATGGTTTGTGATAGACCCAACCATCTGTTCTATGTTGTGCAACATCTCTGTTGTCAACAACTTTAGAATCTTTTCCTTTGTACATCATTATAGCCATTATAAAACTCCTTTTTTGTATCTGTAGGTGACTTCACAAGTGACAACAACTTCTCCAAGTGGCAGTTCTCTCTCAATTACTTCTACACCTGTTATCTGTGTTGTGACATTGTGAATATTTGATCCTGACAGGGTGATGTCTCTGTCTCTGCTTTTTTCTAATGTTTCTTCTATCTCTTCTACGAGATTGTTCCTTAGGGTATCAACTTCTGTGCCTCTCACATAACATCTC